CAATGCCGATGGCGGAGCCAACGCGGTTGTCCCACTTCGAGACGAGCGTCTTGTTGTAGATCGTCTTGGGGAACGCCCCGCGCTTGGCCCAGATGGCCGACATGCTCCACATCTGGTTCACGCTGATCTGGTTCGGCACGAGGCCGGTGATCATCGCCTGACCGTGGTAGCAGTCTTTGACGTAGTCCCAGTTCAGCCAGGTCACGGGGTAGAGCGTGATGTTGAGGTTCCAGGGCTCCCGCACGCCGCAGTCGCGGCAGCTCTCATACGCCCAGACCTCGCCGCTCTCCTCGTCCTTCCAGAGCGTCAGCAGCACCGTGGTCTTGTCGTCGGTCATCTTCGCGCTGTCCGTCGCGCTGCTCGTCTCGCTGTCCGGGACGATGGCCTCCCAGCCCTGCATCTTGTTCTTCTTCGCCCGGAGCTTCACCGTGCGGGTGATCTCCCGGCTCGCGATCTGGATGTAGGGCTGCGTCTGCACGTCCCGGTCGTTCGGGTTCCCGAAGAAGACGCGGGTGTTGTCGATGATCTCGGTACGGATTTCGCCCTTTCTGCCGTGCCTGTTTTTCGCCGTCGGGTCCCAGTAGGTGTAAGTGCAGCCGTCGCCGTCCACCGCCGCATCCCTCGTGAAGACGCGCAGCATCGACGGCACGCGGTTGCGCTCCGCCAGCGACACAAATTCCTCGTTTACGATCCGCACCGGCTCTATCAGCGCATCCGTGTTCTCTGTGGCCGGAAGCGCAGACGCATTCACCGTGATGTTATCGGTCGTCACCGTGGAAACGGTAAAGCCCACCACACGTTTCAGGAAATTCTCCTGGATCGTCGGCTGGCCGTTCGCCTCCACGCCTTCCCACTGACGCCCTATAAAAAAATTTTCGTTGACCTTTACGGTATCCTCAAGGCGGATGCTCTGGTTGAACTCCTGCCCCTTTTCGTAGAGCTTCCAGGCGCTCTCATGGTCGGGTCTGTCTTCCTTCCCGAACAGCCCCAGCTCATGCTCGCTCAACTCCGCTCACCTCCGCCTTTCATAGCCACCGCGACGCTGTAGCTGCTGATGCTCTCCAGCCCGTCGGAAAAGGCTTTGTCGTATTCCGCCTGCGCCAGCAGATCGTCCATCGGCAGCGCGTCCAGCGTCTCGCGCATGTCCCTTACCTCGTTGCTGATGCGCGGATAATCCTCCGCCGCCTGTTTAACGCCGTTCAGGGCCTCCTGCGCCGTTTTCTGCTGCAGCTCCAGCCGGAGCACCCTCCGCGCCAGAACCGCCACAGCCGCGCCGAGCATCAGCACAGCGGCCAGCAGAAACCAGTAAAAAACCATGTGTTCCCTCACTTTGCTGCGGCTGCGCCGCCCACGCCGACCAGGTTGATCGTCACTTTGTTCTCGCCGCTGTCCACGGGCCGGTCGATATACCCGCCGTTCTCCGCCTGCTTGAGCGCGTTCAGACAGCCCTGCGCCAGCTTGTTGTCCGAGACCATCCGGCCCAGCAGATAGCCCTCGCGGTGTAGCTTCGCATAGTCGAAGACTTCCTGGTATGCCGGGTCCGACTTGCACCAGCTGTCCACGGTGCTACGGCTTCGGATGCCGAGGTAGAGCAGCATCTGCGGCAGAAGCGGCGGCGTGCCGTCTTTCTTGCACTTGTCGAAAAACTCGTCGACCTTCGCCTGCAGCTCCTCGGGGGTATACATTTTCTTCGGGCCGGTCTTCTTCGCTTCGGTCCCGTCTTTCTTTATCCTCGGCATGGCTCTCGCCTCCTATGCGCCGATATAACCGGCGGTCACTTCACCGCCGCACATGTAGCTTTCGTAATCTTCGTTCTCGTCTTCGTCCTCTTCCTCGGCCTGCTTCTCCGCCATAGCGGCCTGCACGCGGCTGACCGCAAAGTATCGGATCGCGTCGACCGTGTGGGTGACGTCGTGGGGCTGTTTGGCGCAGTCGTTCGGGTTCTTCTCGTCCGCCTGGATGCTCTCCACGTCCGAAAGGACCTTGTGCAGCGTGTCGAAAAACATGAGCTGCGGCAGCTCCTTCGGGGCCTTGCCCTCCGGCCACAGCGCCTTGACCGTGTCGTCCCGCAGCGGGATCGGGGCCAGCATCTCCAGCATCAGCATGTGCCCCTGAACGCGGTTGTTGTCCGCCCGCTGCAGCGTCACGCCGTTGAGCATGAAGACCTCTGCCATCGTCTTTTCCGCGACCTTCTGCCGGTTCCACATATCCATGTGCTACCTCATGTCGCCATGAGGATTAGACTATATCTTCATCCGCTCTTACTGCGGAGATCGCCATTTCGGGTTTCCCCTACTCCCTTGACGGGATAGTCGTTGAACCTTCGCCATTACTGAATTTCCATCTGTACCCGTATGCTCTCGGTCTGCTCTTGTCGCCGTTTGCACAGCTTCTGATGGTCCGGGAGATTGTCGCAATGTTGTGGGAATCGTGAAGTCTTCCGTTTACCCATGTCGCCGCCTCAACCGAGCTGTAAAACTCCATCCCAGTCTCGATGCAAACGATTTTCTTTCGTGCAGCATTGTTGTCGTTCCCGATTTTGTAGATGTACTTTACGTTTTCGCTCTGCGTACACCATTCGAGATTCTCAACTCTGTTGTCACTTGGGTTTGCGTTTTTGTGATTTACTACTTCGGCACCTTCTGGCTTCTCAAGAAAAGCAAAAGCAACAAGTCTGTGCATGTTTACCTTTGTCTTCTTCCCGCCTTTCACAAGCGTTGCCTGAACATAGCCATTTCTGAGTCTGCACGGCTTGAGCAACCGGCCACCGGCTTGCCGCAACCGGCCCGCGCTCGAAACTTCGTAAATCCCCTCAAATCCAACTACGGGTTTCCAGATTTCCATATTCCGAACTCCTTTTTAGTGTTCTTTGTTGTAATGGCGCTTGGCTGCTGATTGTCTCCTGTCGGAGAGTTCCCAGCAATTAAGCGATTTGTTTTCTGTGCGTTACCGCACAGCCGCCCAATATGCGTTTAGGCGGGGCGTAGGTGATCAGCACCTTTTCCGTCGGGCTCGTGTTCGTCAGGATCGCCGTGGCGGCGTCGGAGACGATCAGGTCCTTCTGCTCATATTCCCGGTAGCACCAACATCGTCCGTCCTCGTCCACCGCCCACCACATGCAGGCCAGCATATCGAGGCCGTAGTCAAAGCTCCGGTACCGGGGCCAGTGCTCCGGTATTCGGAATGGCTTGACCGTGTGCTTCTTCCTGGAGAAATCCTTGAAGTAGTTGCCGCCGATCGCGTCCCAGTCGCCGTAGCGGTAGGCTCTCGCGTTCGGCATCTTCGCAACGCTGTGAAGATACCCCGGGCTGTTCTCCACCATGGCGAGGTTGTCTTCCGCCGTGGCAAAGATGAACCGGTAGTCCGCCGGGTTTTCGTTCTCCTCCGGGTTCTCCGAATCCGTGATGTAGTTGCGGTCGATGAACAGCCGCTTCACCCAGAAATGCCCGATGCCGCCCGGGTTGCAGGTCAGGTACATCCGCCGCGGGATCTTTGACGTGCCGCGCAGACAGCCGCCGAGGAAGTTGTACGCACGCTCCGAGAACTGCGTCGCCTCGTCTATGAAGATCCAGTCGTACTCCTTGCCGTTGTACTCGTTCTCCGATTCCTCACCCGTCCAGTGCCCGAACTTGATGTAGCTCCCGTTCTCGAACTGCATGATGTGCGTCGTCGAGTTGTAGCTTGCCATCGTCGGCGGCACCATCTGGCAGATGGGCCGGATGTGGTTCTCCTCCAGCTCCGGGTAGTGAGCTCGCATGATCAGTATCCGTATACCGGGATAGCCCACCATACAGCCGAGCAGCGCCTTTACACGCACCGCCCAGGTCTTCCCGCCGCCCTTCGCCCCGCCGTAGCAGATCCGCGGCTCCGTGGCCTCGAAAAATTCCAGTTGTTTCGGGTTCGCCTTGCCCGGGTCGAAGACCATCTCCACCCCGGCATTCCCCGCTCTTCTTTTCGCCATAAATTCAAAAAAGCCCGGGGGACCACCGACCAGAACACCATCGTCCTGATCCTATGGCCCCTCGGGCTCTCATTCCGGCTCCCGGCCTCCGTGGGCTCTTAAAGGGAGCGCTTATCCTTCTTTCAAAGCTCTATCTCGACCGCAGCCCGGCACCGCCTGCACCAGACCGATACTCCGCTGCACCGCGCCGCGTTCGTCGCTTCCGCCAGCTTGATCCCGCATCGCGGACACCGGATGATCCGCTCCATGACCCGGGCTCTCACTTTCTGCTTACCTGTGGCCTTACCTTTTCCCACGGCATCCTCTCGTACATCAGCCAGAGCGGTTGCCTGTACCGGCTCTTCCCTTCCGCGGCATAGTGCCGGATCTTTCGCTCCAGGAAGTTCCCGTCTGTCCAGTTGCTGATGTTCCAGCCGCCCGGGAGGAGGAGGATGTGCCCCCGGCACAGCTCGTTCATAACGTCCTGCTCCGCCGCTTCGTATGCCTTCCCGTTCAGCAGCCGGACCGCCTTCTTCGGTATCCGGTCCTCACGCTGCTTCTTCAGGTTGTGGAAGCTAACCCCGTAGTTGACGTATGGCCTGCCCGGCTCGCTCTTCATCGGCTCCTTCACCGCCGCGAAGTACATGTCCTCCATCGGCAGCTCCCAGAGCGCCCCGACGTCGCCCTCCACGATCGTGTCGCAGTCGAGGCTCAAAACCATGTCCAGCTCCGGGAAGATCTCCGGCAGCACCGCCCGCATCAGCACCATCCATGTCCAGCCGGTGCTGTAGTTCGGACCGCCCGGCTTGAACCAGGTCTGCCCCGAGACGTTCTTCACCCGGATGCAGTCAGGCAGCGGCCTCGGGAATTCGTCGTCCTCAATCAGGAACCATACCCGCTCGACGCTCGGCGTGTTCTTCAAAAGCGACTTCGCCGCCGTCTCCATGTCTCCGTACAGGTTCCTCGTCGCACAGTATACCGCTGTCCTCATCGCGGCGTTCTCCCCCTGTTTTGGTGGCGGTTTTAGCTCCCGCCGAGCGCTATGCCCATACGCCCGGCAGACCGACTGAGCCGCCGCAGTCGTGTATAGGAGGTCAACAAAATGGAAAAGCCTTATTCAAAGCGGCTCACAGGCTTCGGAGCCCTGCGCGGGTTTCGGCGTCTCTGCACCGACCTGTCGAGAGCCGCTTTCCTTCGTCTTAAAGTGCAGGGGTATTTGTATCCCGCCCCCCGGCTGGCGGTTCAAGAGATAGAAAGGATGCCAAACATGCCAAAACACTACCCGCAGCCCCTATATAGCAAATCAAAATCCTCTCGGCAAGCAATGTCTCCAAAACGATAACAAACTCCCGGAGATGACTGTGTTATTTTTTACAGCCCGTTTCCAAAAACACCACCCCCACTTTTGACGCTACCCCTGCCGAGGTTTCAACTCTGTGAGGATTCTATATAGGGGGCGGGAGAGAAACCGCGTACCCTTTTCCGGCCCCCACCCCGGTACGATCCTAACCCAAGCACACCGCCTCCAGGCAGCACCACCACGCCCCGCGCCCCGGGGAGGGACGGCCCCACCCCGCCCGGCCTGTCCTCCGGCAGCGGACACAGCCACGGTATTACAGAGCGGAATCACCGAACCAGCCAAAACCGCCCATAAACCCCGCATTTCACCGTTTCAAATGTCGCATAATAGTTATTTCACGACATTTCACCCCAAAACAGGCCAAAACCCGACAACGGAGAGTAATCACCATCAGTTCAATGCATCTAACTGCATCTCGCTAAATCTCCCGAATCCTCGCAAATGCTCCCGAAAGCTCCCGAAATTGGCCTCGCGCGCGTTGTCTCTCTATCCGGGATTTATATATCTTTTCTCCCCTTCTCTACGTTTACTTACTCTCTCTACGTTCTAACCTACTCTGTACGTAATAGCTTTTAATCTTAACTCTTGTACAACGTAGGATAGAACGTACCGAGTAGGGATAACGCCCTCCTAACCTCCGTTCCTTTCCCCACCTCCAAGGTTACCCTCCTAAGGTTACCCCCTATAGTCCCCCTAGGAAGGGTCCCCTAGGAAGGTTCCGCCCCGATGGTTCTCCCCCTGAGGTTCCCGCCGGGCATAAAGCAAGAGAGAGAGCCGAAGCCCTCCCTCTGGTGTCCACTTATCCTTTTGTTTTCATTCGTTCAAGGATCGTTGCATCACGATTTCCCGCGTCAACGGCTGTCAGGAGGTCGCCGGTGTCGTGAATAGCTTTGATGAGGTTGTCCATCGTGTCTTCGCCCTCCTTGACCTTGGTGCAATCTCTCGGCAGATATTTAATTATCAAGCTCGCCATAACGGCCATGATGTCGAATTGATTTCCCAGTATCTGCCGCTCGATATCTGTCATTTGCTGCCCTCCTTCGCCCTGTTCAAATACTCTTGACGCCGTGCGTGGAAGTCCCCATTAAACGCCGGCATTTCTTCTTTCTTCGGCGGCTCCTGCGTCTTTTGTGGCTTTAAGAGCGGCCGGATCTTCTCGTCCCGTTCTGCGGTATCTCTGATCGCTCGTGCCAGGAACTCGCCCAGCTCCTCGCCCTGGAGCGCCGCCGCTTCCTTCGCTGCCTTGATCGCTTCCGGCGTCAATATGTCCGTGTTCATGTCTACATTAACAGGAAGCTGCCCAGTCATCCTGCCGCGGATCGCCCCGGTGATGTACTTCGCCACGGATTCGCCCGCCGCCTCTGCCGCCGCTTGGATCGCGTCAGCTTCTTCTGGCCGCACACGCACCGCAATCGTCTTAAATTTCGCTAAATACCGCGCATTTCCTGCTCTCTTCGCGTCTGTGCTTATGGCTTCTCGCCTCCTTTCTATGCATAATATACCACGGGCCGTGCGTTCATGTCATCATGACAATTCGCACAAAAATCCGCTTCATGTTTCATGCACTTTTCACGAATCGCAAAATTCATGTTACATGCCTCTTGACAGGCTCGATTGTTCATGCTATCATGAAGCCGCAATCAAGAGAGCCGAGCCGGAGACACCGGACGGCGGGCCAGCAGGCCGGAAAGGATAAAACGATGGGAAACAGAGCAATCATTAAAACCGAGGGCGGCCACATTGGCCTTTATCTCCATTGGAACGGCGGGCGCGACAGCGTGGAAGCGTTCCTCACCTACTGCAATCTGCGCGGCTTCCGCTCCCCCGAAACCGACGGCTACGGCTGGGCCAGGCTGGCGCAGGTCGTCGGAAACTGGTTCGGCGGCACGACCTCCCTCGGGATCGTCGAGGTCGGCGAGAACGCTGGCGAGTATTGCGACAACGGCGCATACATCATCCGCAATTGGGAGATCGTAGGCCGGGAGAACTTCGAGGGCCGCGAGCAGCAGGAATACGACCTCAACGACATGCTTCTCTCCATCGACGAGGCCCAGCCCGAGCGCGACCGCATCGGCGACTACCTCAAGGCGACGATCGTCCCGACGAAGGACCTCAAGCCCGGCGACCGTGTGGTCTTCCTCGACTGGAACGGCGACATGAAGACCGGCGAGATCATCGGCATCGGTTCCGGCATCGTCAACGGTCAGGACATGACCGGCGTCCCGTACATGGGACTTTATGGCTCCGATAGCTGCCCCGCCGATAAGAACCCGAACAACTACATTCGGAGCGAGACGGCCCGCCTCGCTCCTGCCAAGCAGCCGGAGAAACCCGCCGAGGAAAGCCCGGTTGAGATCTTCATCAACGAGCAGCTCAAAGGGATCGAGCTCAAGTTTAAGGCCCGCCCCTCCGAGGAGGTTCGTGCCGAGCTCAAAGCCAGCGGTTGGAAGTGGCACCACAAGAAAGCTCTGTGGTACGCCAAGAACGACCCCGAGCACATGCAGAAGGCCCAGCAGATTGCAGCAGCCGCCACGAAGTAACCCGACAGCCCGCCCCGGAGGTCACGAGGGCAGAAAGGATTTGACCATGTTCTGGTGGGTCTTTTACATCGTCGACATGCTCCGCATCCTGGCGGCAGAGTACGACGAAACAGATTGACACCGGCCCCGCCTGGGGTTAGAATCAAGACACAACATGAAAGGAGCAAACACCATGACCGCAAAAGAAATTATCGAGGCTGGCTTGTACAACGCCGCTGTCGAGCTGATGGATGACGAGATCCGCGAGGATCTGCACAACTCCGGCGAATTCGACACAGAAGAGGCATTTCTGGTAGCCTACATGGAAGCCCACGAAACCAAGTACGGCAAGCCCTTCACGGTTTGAATGCAGCTTTTTACTCACAGAATTACTCACGAGTTTGTTCTGTGCCGCATGGCAAGCGGGTTTTGATTGGGTTCGACTCCCATCATCCGCTCCAAAACTAAGCCCCGAGATCATCACGATCCCGGGGCTTTTTCTTTTCGTTTTCCCTGATTTCATGGGCTTTTTCGGCTCTTGGTATTTCTTCCCAATCGCTGAAACGTGAGTTTAACAAGGGGTTCACACAAGTATTTTTATCTGCCCGAATTACTCACGAATTACTCACGGCCTTTTTCGCCGTAGAACTCCCGCATCTTCTGGACGGATTCGTCCGCATCCTGGGCGGCTAAGTGCGTGTAAATCTCATGCACCGTCTTGCTGTTGGACCATCCGCCCTCCCGCATCGTCGCAGCCTCGCTCCAGCCGAGATGATAGGCCAGCGACGCGAAACTGTGCCGCAGCCCATGCACCCCGACCAGAGGCAGGCCCGCCGCCTCGCAGACCTTGTTTATCTGGACGTAGCTTGTATTTGGCTTTGTCGTGATCAGCTTTCCGGTTTTGCCCTGCAGCAGCTCCTCCAGCCTCGGGATCACGATATGAACCACCCGGCGGCTCGATGCTGTCTTGTTCTGGTCCTTTGCTACGATCTGTCCGGCGTCGTTGTAGACCTCCGCTCCCTCGACCCGGATCAGCCGTTTTTCAAGATCCACCTTGTCAGCCGTCAGGGCCAGCAGCTCGGACCGTCTCAGCCCATGCAGAGCCAGCAGCGCGGGCAGCTCGCAGTCCTTGCCCTCGATCGCCTTAAGAAAGACCTGTATCTGCTCATAGTCCAGCCAGGGGCGCTCCGCCTTGACGATCCTCGGCAGCGCTACGTCCGGCGCTTCGACTCCCTGCGCTGTCAGGGACGCAAGCACCAGGTGCCAGGCATTGGAGAGCGTCTTGCCCTTGAGCGTCGCTGCCTCCTCGTTTATCGCCTTCTGCCAGTTGATCCCGCTTCGGATGTCCTTTTTCATGTACGCCTGGAAGCGGTTTTCCCTTATGCTCTTGTATCCCTTTATCGTCGACGGGCTCAGGATCTTGTCCTTGCTCTCGATATACTCGTCCACCGCCTGCCCGACTGTCATCTTCGGCGCGGCCTTTTTCTGCTCGATCAGCCCCGCCTTGATTGCCCGGGCCTTGATGTAATATTCCTTTTCCGTGTCCGCTGTTATCGAGACGCGCTTCCCGTCCTTCATGATCTGCGCCCGCCACTTCCCGCTCGCCATCTGGACCGGCACCGGCACAGGCAGCTCCATGCTCCGCTCCCGCTTTAGCTTCTTGATCCTCTCCCCGCAGGCACAGCAGAAAATCGAGAACACCGGCGTCACGTTATGGCAATGTGGGCAATACATGATATCGACTTTCGGCAGCTCCATTGTTTCCTCCGAGTGTTAAACTCCTTGATTTCTTTCGCCCTGTCGGCTTTTCCATCTTGGGGGTATAAATTCACGTCTGGAATCTAAAATCCGTCACAGCGCAAATTTGAGGCCATAGAGGGAAAGCGCTATTCATAGACCGGCTCTGGCAGCTTGGGAAGCCCCAGCACCTTGCCGAAATATTGCACGCTCTGCCCGCCGCTCGGTCTTATGGTGATGTTTGCCGCCTCGCGCTTTGGATTGGCGGAGAGCAGATAGACCTCCCCGGTATAGCCCGGCGCGTACTGCTTGACGTATGTCGCCCCGTCGACCGCAAAGACGCCGACCTCGAAGGGCCGCAGCTCCTCGGTCTCGGAGACATACACCCGGCTCCCGTCCTCGATATACGGCTCCATGCTGTCCCCGCTGACGGTGAGGCAGAAGTCCGCGCCTTCCGGCATGTCCGCCGTGCGCGGTATATCCTCGTAGTCCTCGCCCTCTACCATGCCGCCGGGGCCTGCCGCCGGTTTGCTCAGGTAATGCCGGATCGTGCCAAGGTCCACGATCTCGGCCTCCTGCGCCAGATTGCAGCGCTTCCACTCAGCGTCCAGAACCAACTCCACCAGATGCTGCCCGTGCTCGTCCAGCTCGTTGTAACGCTTCAGGAGCTCCGGCACCGGCCCGCTCTGCTGCGGTCGCTTCTCGTCCGTCTCGCCCCGCAGCCATTCCAGAGAGACGTTATACTTTGCGGCGATCTCGTAGAGGTAGTTTTCGTATGACTTGGTTCGTCCCTTTTGCCAGTCGGAAATCAGGTTTCCGTTTTTCAGCCCTATACTTTGGGCAAACTCTGCTCTTGCTCCGTGCTGAATCTTCCCGGCTTCGTTCCGTGGCAATAAGGATAAAATTCTATCCAGCGTTATATCCATGTACGTTAGACCTCCCTCGTACTGCTATCCTACCCTATGCAGTATCTTACCTTGTTCCTCCTAAGTCTAACCTTTGTACTCCTAACCTACGTTATCTCTGATTTTTACATTTCTCTAAGCTATAAATATAATATATATACTCTATACAGGTACGTTATACGGAGGAATGTAGGTATAACGTACAGGGCGCGTCAGTCTATGCGCTCGCTCTCATACTGTCCTTTGATATGCTCGTTATAATAGCCGCCCCATGATTCCGCCGTGCGGAAGCTGTCCCACTCCGATTGCGGGAAATCGTAATACAGGTAAATGCGCGGATCGCTGTTGCGGAACACAACGCCCAGCACCTTATACCCGGCGGCATAACCGATCCGGGAGAACGCCGTCGAGTCCGGCGTGTCCTGCCATTCCAGGTCCGAGATGTCAAACGAAGCTGCAGCCGCTTCACCCTCTGTGCCGTCGCTGTACCCGTCGTCATAACCGCCATTGTACCCGTCGTTCCAGCCATCGTTCCAGCCGTCGTCATAGCCTGCGAGATACCCGTCGTCGTGGCCGTCGCTGTAGCCTTCCCGGTACGCTTCTTCCCGGACCTCCTCAGTCGAGGGCCCATAATCGCCGCACCCGCTCAGGCAGAAACACAAAGCCAGAACCGCGATCAATACTCGTTTCATTACAAAACCCCCGCAAGCAGTTACAAACCAATAACGAACTTTTGTGCGATTCATCCGACCGAATCGCACTTTTTTTAGCGCCTTTTGTGCCCTCTTCCAAATCGAACACCTGCTCGATTTTATGTCTTGCAAATCGAACACGCATGAGTTATCATGTACACAGTCAAGGCGGGGAGCGAACACCCGCCGAGGCGCAGAGACCCCCGGAGCGCTGAATGCACGCAGCGCCCTAGGCATCCCGCAGGGACCATGATGGAGTTGTACCCACACCGCAATTCTATCATGGTTTCCCTTCGGGGTCAAGTATGAAACCTCATGTTTATGAGTTTTGAGGAGGTGACAACGGTTGACCCTGCGC